ATTGTATAAGCAACAAAGTCCTTTTCGGTGCCAGGAGCAAGAAAATCTAAGGGGAACTCTGGGGTAGCACTTTGAGCCAAACGAATTGGTTCAAAGATACCGCTCAGAATATCGCCACTAAGAACGCCCTGCCTTAGAGGTAATTCTAGAGCTTTAGCAAACTCTCTGTTTGCACTTAGAGATACTTCTGCATTTAGTGAGCCAGAACGAACAAGCAGATCTGTTAATTCTGGAGTCGGTTGAAAAACCTGTGTGTCTCTAGCCATTTTTAGTTCTCCCTTGATTTATTGATTAATTTAATCAGACAATGTTTACTGAAACTTTTGCATAGCCGTCAGCATCTTTACTGCTGAGGAATTGACCAATCTTAGCAGCACTACTGGCACTTGATGTGCCAATTAAACCACTAACACCTACATAAGCAGCATCTCCAGCGGCTGGACTAATTCCAGCGACTAGCATGTTTGTTACAACTTCTCCTTGACGCAAAAGTGTAACTTTGCCACCAACCTGAACCTCATCTTTGTACCAATTGATATGTTGTCTTGTGAGATCAAGATCAACAACATCATTTAGTAAAACGCCAACTGGTTTGCCAGTGACGGCTGATGCATATTCTACGACAGCGCCTGCATCGTCCATAGAAGCTCCGGCTCCGCTTGTTTTAACACAAGCAATGCCGCCTCTAAACTCTTTTGCTGTCATGAAGAAAGAAACGTTTGTTAAAAGTTCTACGCGATCTGGTTTTAGAGCCATTTTTATTCTCCCTTATTGAGTGTTTTGCCTAATCTGCTACAAACAAAATCTACTAAAGCAGCTCTGGTATTGGAAACTTCTGTTTCAGGTTCGCCTCCAACTCCGAGTTCTACTGTCTGTTCTGGTTCTGCTGTTTCAAGAACAGATTCATCAGCAATTTCTTCTGATGCTTTCTTCTTTTCTACAACTTCTGGCTTAGCTTCTTTTTTCATAGCAGAAACTAGAAGAGTTTTGATGCCTTCAAAAGAAGAATCATCAAGATGCTCAAACTGATCTACTGTAGCAATGACTGTATCATTATTAAGACCAGTTTCAAGAAGATCTGCTACTCTTTTCATTTTCTTTTCTTTTTTAGCCATTTCTTCTTCTTTCATTTTATATCCAGCGATTACTTCATTAGCAGCTTCAAGTTCGCTTTTGACTTTTTTCATTTCTTCTTCTTTGGTCATTTCTTCTTCTGTTTTTTTCTTGGCTGCTTCTTCTTTCTCAATAACAGCAGCTTCTAAAGCAGCGGTTAGCTCAGCGATTTTATCTTCATGAGCTTTAATAGCAGTTTCTAAAATATTGGTTTGTTCTTTTAGCTCTGAAGCCTGAGCATAAGCATCTTTTACGGCATCTGAGCAATTGTTCATAGCCTCTAGTTTTGTTTTCATATCAGCTATTTCTTGTTCTACGCTCATAGTGACATTCTCCATTTGTGCTGTTGACGTAATTGTAGATACACCTGATAATATTAAATCGTCTTTTTTTTCTGTCAAATTAACTAAATTTTGATTATCTTTATCGTTTAATAAAATGTCTTTGGTAAATATAACACTATCTGGATTAGCTGGTCTATCAACAAAGCCTTTGCCAGAAAAGGTTACATTTCTTAAAACTCTACCAACTTTGTATCCATCATGTTCTCCTATTCCACCATAAGCCCTAAGGTGTTTGGTCAAAAATGCAGTGTCATTATTCCTGGCTAAAACTTTAAATTCTCCAGTATCTTTATTTTGTAATCCATAATCAAAACCCTTAAAATAGCATTCCATACTAACGTATTTTGTTCCATTTTCTATTTCAGATATTAATTTTTCTGATCTTCCTTTTAACTCAGGATTAGTAAATGCTCTATAAATAACAGATCCAGTTAATATGTGATATTTATTTGGAAGATTTTCTATTGGAGTATTATCATTTATTAATATTCCGTCATCCGTAATAGGCCAATTTGATGTTATGTGCCCTATTATAAGAGCTTCGTCATGTTCTAAATTTGTTGGCTTATCTTCTGGAGTGTGTCTAGCTAGCCATATTTCTGATTTATCAAATATATCGTCATTTTTATTCCAGCTAGAAGTTACTAAGATAGATTGAACATAATATAAGTCATTATCACTTAAAGAAGCTAAAGATTTGATATTTTTAATATTATGATTATTAGATTCTGATGGTTCTACATGACAAGCATAACTAATAGATGCTTGCGATTTGATGCGTTCTTCTAAGCCATCTTGAATTTCTTGTTCAAAAACTAGCATAATTTAACCCTCGTTTTTAGTTAGTTGTATATATAAAAGAATAAAATGATGACTTTGCATATTTTTGTTCTTCAACAGTTAATTGCTTATCAAGCTGAGAAGATAATGACTTTAACCAATTATTATACCCCGTAATGATGTTTTTATTGTCTTCTTGATTAATATTACCAAATATTTTATGTATTAAATCATTTGATATATTGTCAAAAGGATTCATGGAAAAAAAGATTTTATTTTTAACCTGATCTAATTCTTTATTTTGTTCGTTTGATAGACTTCTTAAATTTTTCTTATTAAAAAACTCTAACATAATAGGATTAATAATTTCATTAATTTTATCTTGGGCATCATTAGCCCAAATCAATAAGCTGGCTCCTGTTTGAGGAGAGAATACTTTGGTTTTCCTTTTTTCTTGATCTCTACTATTTTTTGGTCTACCTTGTCCTGGTTGTCCTGGTAATTGTTCATTAATATTTGGTTTAGGAGATTTAATTGGTGATGAAGGTATTTTTGACTCAAGAGCAGACTTTTCTCCTGGTTTTTTCTTATCTAATTCTAGACCGACCTGACTTGGTGTTACTATTCCTGTTTGTAGAGCAATTTTTCTCAAAGAATTGTCAAGCTCTGGATCAAACCACGGCCCTGCTTTTTGTACCATTCTATCACTATCTCTTTCTCTGCTTTCTCTATTTAGTCTAGTTTTTTCTATGTCTGGATCAAAACCAAATCTGCTTTGTAATAATTCATCACTTATTAGATTTCTATCAGCTAATTGAATGAGTAGTGCTTTCTCAGTATCCTCATTGCTTAGGTCCATTCTATCAAATTCAATTTTAGCTGGATATCTAAATCCCATAGCTTTTTGAACTAATGCTATCTCTTTTTCCCAAAAATCTATAAGAACATCTCTACCATACTGTAATCTTTGGGTTAATGTTTTTAAAGAAATAAAATTATTGGTAGTTCCTGCTGCTCCAAAAGTACCTGTAAGAGTTGGAGGAATACCAAGTCCAGCGTATATACTATTTAAATGTGGTATATATTTACTTTCTCCAAGAAAATTATGAACATTGGTGTTGCTCTCTAATAATTCTATATCTGGCCCCCAAACTAAATCCATTGTGCCTCCACCAACATTATTTCCTAAAATCTGAGCAAGCTTAGCTGTTGCTGCTTTAGTAGGGGCTATCTTATGCTCTAGACTGCCCAATTTAAAAATACGTATATTTGATATGGCTCCGTCTAAAGCTGCCATATCTGCTAATTTAAGTTTTTCAACTACTGTGATATCATCCATGATTGCATATATCATAGGAAATGCCCATATCTGCCAATCATCTTTTTTATAATGAAACACTAGTGTTTTGTTTGGGTCTAGAGGATATGGTTTTTTGGCCCTAGCAGCTTCTATGATTTGTGATGGTAAATTACTAACTACTTCTTTTTCTCCTTCTGTACGAGGATTAAGAATAATTTTTCTTAAAGTACCAGGAACAATTAAATCGTATCTTTTATTACTTACGAATGAAGATAATTGACCAGCGCTCACTTCAACAAATACTGGATCGATAAATGTATATTTCCAAGGTATCTCTCTTTTTTCAAATTTATCATTATCTATGTCTAATACTTCTATATCTGCAGCCGCGGTGGCTTTATACATTTTATCAGCAGCTTTAATACTAAGTTTTGCTGTTTGTCTATGTACTACTACATTTGCCGTTTTATATAGATTATTTAAAAATCTTTCACTTCTATCTTTACCTTTAATCTTTTTGAACCAAGCTCTATAAAATCTTTCTATTCTTTTGTTTTTATGAACTAATTTTATTCCTTGAACAGCAAAGTCTCCCATGAGATCTATAACATTTTTTACTAAACCAACTCTCTGATATATGTCTTCTGCTTTTCTAATGATTTCTTTACTTTTATTTGGAACTGCTTCGTCTGGCCTAAAATAATCATATGCGCTTCTGGTTAGTCCTGGGCGACTACCAGTATTTGTATCTAGTCTAGAATAATCCAATCCCCATCTTCTATAAGCTTCTGATTTTTGTATACCAGAATATTCTTCTAGAGAATGAGATGATTCTTTTAGTGCATTTTTTTTGCTTTCTAAGTCATCTCCCCATGTAACATATGCTTCTTGATTTATTAAACTGGCGTCTTGTATAGCTTCACTTTTTGGATATTTTTTGGCCATAATTTTTTAATTATATTGTAATAGGATTGTAATAGAATTGATAAATTTATACACCCTAGCGGTATATTCCTTTATATATATCATCATTAACTTCAGAAGTAAACCAATCTGGCCCTTTATACATTTGACCATTAACATTAGATGTTAAATTTTTCATATTAGCTCCAATAACTTCATATTCTATCGGTTTAAGACTATTTGTCATTTGTCGAGCCATCATATTAGCTATCACTAATGCGCTATAACGGTCTTTTCGCAATCTTCCTCTTTTTCCATTTGGCATTTTAACTTCAGGAGTATCCCATCTATCTCTAGCGTTTGCTCCTGTGCTAGTTTGTGTCATTACAATAGTTGTTAATTCATTTTTTAGTTCTTCTATTTCTAAAATACATTCACTTAAACTATCATATAATGGATTTAAATCTGTTGACATAATATCTTTGCCTTCGCTATCTAAAGCTAATCCAAGACTAAGATTGTCGAATCTAGGAAATAAAGTTACCTTATCTTCAAAATCTTTTCTTAAACCATGGTTAGCCTGACCTGTCCAATCAGCCTTAGCAAATTGAACTAGCTCTAGTATATGTAATCCTTGCTGATCATCGGTATCTTTTATTTTACTATTGTCTATAAAAGGCCATATTGGCAATTCATCAGCTTCAATTTTTGATGGGTCGTGCAAAGCTTCTTCTATCGCAACTCCGCCGCCCTGAGCATCCATCCCTATCCTAGCACATGGAAATGTTTTCATGAGATTCCTTATTTTTCTCGCACAAAATCCGTAAAAATCATGTTCATTAATAGTGCCGGCTTTTTGTCGTTCTTTAAAATTTGCTCTATTAGTTGTCCATACATAAACTATACGTCGATGGTTTGGATGTATTTCTAAAACAACAATACTAAAATTATCTTGTTCGGATGCTGGGTCTATACCATAAACATATTGTAGATTTGCATTGCCTGTGGTTGTTGGTTCGAATAAAATGGGTTTATCGTCTATTAGTAGAGGTTTAGTATCTGAAACAACACAAGCTTCTATAAGGCTTCTGCGAAAGAATCCGTCGCTGTCTTCTGTAAAACAAGCAGCATATTCCATATTATATATACCGGTATGTATAGTAGCTTTAGCTCTACTTACCTGTTTGTCATCCATGAAACCTTTTGGAATTAATTCATATGGTATTCTAATAATACTATAGTCTTTCCAATTAAAATTAGAGGGAACTTCTCCTTTAAAAATTTCTTGTAATTTTTGAGTGTCTCCTCTACTACTTATAATTTCTTTATATCTTCTCCAGTATACAGCAAAATGTTTAAAAGAATAATCAGCGGTACCAGAGATAATTGCTTGATTACCCATTTTTATACTAAGTTCTTCTAATTTTTCGTTCCAAACTCCGGACTCTATCATTGCTTGTTTTTTTGCTTCTTCTTTAACGTTTTGTATAGGGTTTGCGGATACTGCTGCGAATCCAGACACAACTGTTTCATATATGTCAGGAGATATGGATGCAAACTCGTCAGCTATGATTATGTGTGCTCTTAAGCCTCTAATCTTGGAACCGTCACCCATTGGTATAGCAACTGTCCAGCTATCTCCTAATCTCATTGTGCATCTATCAACGTCTCGTCTTGGCCCATCGTCATTACCATTATATATGCTTCTTAATATTGCGCTATTTTTCCAAATAGTTTCCATATATTCGAATATGATTTTACTTTGACGAAATGCTGCGCCAACAACAACAATTTTTGTACCAGGAATAAAGACGCATTTTAATATACAATATAAAGCCATTAAAAAAGATTTACCAAATCCACGACTAGCTATGAACATGGGGAATGGTCTTATCCAAAATTCTTGTAATATTGCAACTTGTATGGGGTGAAGCTCTATTCCAAATAATAGCTTTACTGTACTACCAAGATACTTGGGATCTTTTATAATTCTCATAAGATGCAAATCTGGATTTTCAATATCCTCTTTGCTTCTGTTGATCATAAGATTATGATCGATATTAATTAATGATAGATCTCCTAGGCCAAGCCAGGCATCATCAAAAAATTGGCTTGTCTTTTCTTTCGACTTCATATATTTTTCTCATGAGAGCTTCTGCTATTTTTTCTGCATTATTGGCAGATCCACAAAATAATATTCTTATACCAAAATATATTTGAAATTCGTTAATATTTTTAATAATAAATGCTGGAGATATTTTTAATTTTTCCCAAACATGTCTAGGAACAT